TCCTCTAAATCTTACCGTATCTCCATAACTTCTTTGATGATCTGTTTGTTCAACATTTATAATTCCCGAAGCCGCTGCATAAGTTTGAAAAGGATTATATCCTAACCAACGCAATGCGTCAGGAGCAGGTTGTTGCACCCTTACTTTACCTAAAGCTGTGGGATCTGCTTGATGAGGATAAGGATTTAATTGAGGTTGTTTTGATTCAAACTCAGAATAATGAACAAATAAACCATTCCATTGAGTGACCATTTCATTCCATGGAAAAGATTGTCCACTAATGTCCGAGACTGCTAATGCATATTTTCCCTGTGCATATCGTGCCATAATTAAATATTAGGATAGTATGTTTTCGGTGTAATATAGGTACTTGCATCCGAACCATCCGCTGCCTCCGCTCTTAGTAATTCATCTTCATATAATAATTTTAAATTTTGTGTTCTATCCGGTGCATATTTTTGACTTAAATAATATGCTAACCCTCCACACATCGCTGGTATATAATTATAAGGAACATCCGTAGCATTAAAATAATCTCCTGCATCTTGAATTCTTTTTAAATACCAAAAATGAATAAAATTTCCTGCCTGTGTTGAACTGGGAGTAATGTATAAAGTGATTGTAACTTTATCAATAAATCTTTGAACCCAATATTCGGACGGTTGACCTTCTGCCAGTCGATTGGTATTAGCCGCATAACTAGCTCTATCAATTTTAGTTAAAGGCGTATCGGCTTGAGTAGTAGCTCCTCGATTTACACGATAAGACATTTGAAGAATATCTTCGGCTCCATAAATACTTTCCGCAACCCCAGCATTTGTTACACCAGCATCACTGGTTCCATCTCCTGTCGATCTATATAAAGTATAGATAGCTTGAGACGCAACTAACGTGACATTAGTCTCTGCTACTTCCCAAAAGTGTAATCCTCGATTAGACCATTCTTGAAAAAGAATGTTTAATGATCGTCTGGCAGTTTTTAACTGGTAGCCAGCAACTCCACGCAGACCGCATCTTTCGTAAGCTTCTTCAACAATTTCATCAATTGAAAAGTTCTTGCCGAACGTTGCTGTTCCGGAAGTAGTATTCGCCATGCGTTACTCCCTTCTTATGTGAATGTTCCCGTAACTACTAAAAAATCACAACTTGATAACACTGCATACATGCCCGTATCACAATAAATACCTTGGCCAGGTACATAGAAGTGAGTCCATTCACCATCTGCTGTTCCAAATTTAAGTTCAGCAACTAGATCACTAGCTGTTGTACCCGCAACTGAATTATAAATTTTTACACTTGCATTTGCAGCACTAGCTTGTGCGCTAATAGCCATAATTCTGGCTTTAGTAATATTAGTTGCTGTTGTTTTCACATACTTTTGAAGCTGTGCAGTTGCCGCTACGGCTATGGTCTGTTTTACATCTGTTTGCATTTATTCTCCTAATTCTGTGAGCCCCCGAAGGAGCTCACAATTATAAATCTTACGATTCCTTAGCCCAAACACCTTGAACATCTACAACTGTCCAATGAGCAGTTGAGTTCAAAGATGCAATGGTAACATAGTCTCCCACTTTTGATGTAGCTTGAGTATTAATAAGATCTTTATTGTCAGTCAAAGATCCTAAGTACAAAATACCATCACTTGAATTAGGGCTAATAGTCAAATTGTTCTGACCATCTGCTCCTGTATTTACAAATGTAACTACATTCCCAATAGCAATTGCTGGTAGTGTGAATACTACGTCCTTCGTATTTGATAAAAGTGTTTTTCCAGAATCAGTAGAAATAACAACAGTGTAATTTGAATCCTTCTGTTCGATATTAAATCCAGTTACGCCTGCTTCGTTTTTCTTCCCAACTAATACTGGGCCTCTAAACAATGTTGATGCCATGATTATAATCCTCCTAGTTTGTGAATCTAGTCTCTAGGCCGTCGACTATACGCGTCTAGATTCTATTAAATAATTGTATAGTAAGTTAGATATAACGTAGATTTGCGTCCAGCGCAAGGTATCCCTGTGAATTTGTATGATTTTTGATAGCGCTTAAGTGGCTATCGAAACTTCGGGCTTGGCTTCAGCTATTTTAGTTTGAAGTGTTTGTTCATCAAACTCTTTGGCAATGATCTCTTTAACAACTTCCTGAATTTTTTTATCGATATGCCCCATGTGTAAAGTATATCTACCTTCCTTCAGGTGCTCCTGTTGCCACTCTAGTTCCAAGGACCTCTTCGTAGTGTATAGGTCTTCGGTCATCGTTAACCTCCTCATAGGTTATCCATTTACCTTTTTTACTGGTAAATCCATCAGACTCGAACTTTACCTCATTTTTTCCCAGTTTGTCAAGGATTGATTGTTCAATACCGATAGCTGTGTCTTCAGCTTTAACAGTAAAGTCAGCATAATAGCCTTTAAAGCGAATCTGTACCCGGAAGTTTTTCATAGTCGTATTTCTTACTGTATGGTCGAAATGAGGCGACTTTGTGATCGCCTCATTTCTAATTTATTGATTAAGCACCTTCAACGCCATAGATACCTCTAGGGTCTGATACTCCAAATGAGTATCTTTCTCTAGCTTTGTATCTAACGTTTCCAGTTGAGAAATCACCTTCCATTTTAGTTTGGATAGGTAATCTATCGAAATGTTTCATTCCGTTAGGAACATCCGTGATTATGTACCAAGAATCAGTATCTGTTAGATAGTGATTTACTCTATAACCTTGAGGAACCATCCCCATGTTTTTGATAGCATTGATATCATTATCAGCTGTTCCAACTCTTCCTTGAGATTTTAACAATCTTTCAGAATTAAATTGATTAGCAGGCGGAACAATCATTTTCATTCCACGAGCTGCAATTTTCAGACCACGTTCATCAGTCATTGCTGCAATGTCGATCATTGCTTGCTCTAATGATGTTTCGTTTAAGTCTGATTGAGTTGTTAACGTGTTTGAGAACACGGGCCCAATACATGGATGTGCTGTTGAAAACAAAGAAACACCGTCCCCTGAATCATAGTTGTCTGTAGTAGGCAACCCTTGATTTAAAGGTACAACTGCTTTTAGTTGTTTTGCATTAGACATCGATCGAGCTAGTGCTTTTGTGTAACGAGACGCAAGTCTGTCATACAAGTTATCTTCCATTGCTTCTTCAGTTAAAGCAAATGCAAGAGCTACTGTTTCGTTAGTATATCTTGCAGTGAATGTTTCCTGAGCATTGTCATAAGCAACTGCTGAACCTTCCGGTTTAACATATGCGTTAGCAAAGCCTGATAACATTACTTCTTCTTCAAAAGCTCTGTCAGAACTTTCAGTAACATAAACTTCTTTATGTTCCTGGTCGTATCTTTTGTACTCCAAGCCGAACAAGGCGTTTAAACCTGGCTCAAGCTCTTTTACGAGTTGTTGTCGTGATATTGCCATGATTTATATACCTCCCGTGAATGATCCAAAAATATGTTCCGCGATTTGAACACGCCAATTTACATTAGCTGCTGTTAAATCACTATTTTTTGGATCTCTTGAAACGCCAACAACTTTTAATTGAGCGATATCAGCACTTAAATCTGAATCGTCCAGTTCTTGGCCTGATACTCCGTTTAAGGTACTACCCGCAGTTGGATTTGCAATGTCTGCACACTCAAATACGTCAGCTTGTGCTGATGCACCGGCGTTATTAGACTGCACTTCAAACATTTGGTAGGGACTATCGTAAACAAATGCTTCGATAGCTCCACTTGAAGGAGGTGTTATGCTCCCTGGATAGTAGTTTTTAAACGTAGGTTTTAATGTAGTTGGATCAACATAGAAACATCCCCAGAAAGCTCCAATATTTTGAGTAGCACCTGCAGTTGCAATATCGACGTAACCCGCCGATGTTGGTATTGCAAGAGACCCTTGATATAATACACTAGCATCGCCAGGTACTATATTAAAAGAACTCATTCCAGTGGAATCATCTTGTTGGCCCATTGTCTTTAACGGTCTAAGACCGAAAGCGGCATCTTGATTAGCCATTATTTTCCTCCGTTGTCTATAAAATATAGACGGTTAATTAAATTCGTTGATTGCAGAAATTGTTAATAAACTATTTCTTACCACCACCGAAGGTTTGCGTCGAGTGTCTATCAACAGTGATAGGCATACTCGGGTGCTGATCCCTCAGTAGATCTGTTTTGACAGCATCATCTTGGTCTTTAGCTTTTTGAGCATAAAACTTTTGACGTGCTTTCGCGATCTCGTCAGGCACTCTGGCCAGCAACAGCCCACCAACTCCAATGACGCCTGTATATTTACCGGATTCAACAACGGGATAACCTTGATCTTTGAATTCACTAGCCATAACTAATGTGTACCCAGATCTTAGTCGACCTGAAATATTTTTTTGGTCATCAAAACCAAGACTTTCAGATCTTATCCAACGGTGCCTGAATCCATCTGGTGCAGGCGGTGCATCTAAAGATGACGGCGGTGTCCATACAACTTCCCGAGCTTCTTTAGCTCTAGTTTCGGACGCGCGAGGGGCTTTTTTCACTTTATCAGTTTCCATATGCTTAGGTCTCCTTCACGTTATTTAATTGTTTCGCATACTCTTCCAGTGGCACATTCAGTTTATTAGCAATTGCTACTTGTGAGGATGTGAGTTTCACAGTTCTGCGTCCATCTTTGTAACCTGTTCGCGTAGCCGAAGCTACAGTTTGTTTAGGTTTGGACGTTTGTACTGTAGTATTACCAAATTTGTTGGGGAATTCAAGCTTTATTCTTCGATCCAATTCTCCGTAGTAATCTTCGGATTGTGGATCATAGCCTTCGTCATCAACCAACTTCTTGTGCAAATCAAAAGCTGTATAAGTCATGGCATTATTTTTGCCAAACCATTCATTTTTTGATGCCCATTCAGTAGCCCGTGTATCCGGCGTAGGTTGATAAGGAGCTTGAGGTATTGTCCCATCACTTAAGGTTTTACGTTTTTCTTCTTCTTGCTTTTGAGTTACTTTCATTTCAGCAAGTCTTGCTTCTTCATAACCCAATTTAGCAATTTCTTTTTGTGCAACTACTTCCGCACCAATATCTCCTGCGTCTCGAGCAGATTTAAGTTTGCTTTCCGCCGCAGTTAAGCTGGAAGTAATTCGATCTTCCATCTCTTTAACATAACCCGTATCTAGTTTAGCGAGTCTATCTTTAAGAGATTTCTGTTCTACATTAACAGACTTAGCATATGTTAAAGCAGCTTCTCTTTGACGTTCTGCTTCACGCATACGTTTCGTTAGTTTAGCAATACGAGTTTTAACTCCTTTGCTATAGTCTTCTAGTTCTTGTTTCTGGTCTTCTGTTTCTGGTTTGCTTTCCTGAACATCAGGCTGCTCATCAGATTTCGCAGGTGCGTCATCGGACTTAACAGGCTCTTCAACAGGTTTTTCATCTTTTACCTCCTCTTTTATTTCCTCTTTTACTTCTACTACTGCTTTGTCTTTTTCTTCTGGCAATGTGACTTCAACATCCGGTCCGCTGGTGTCGAGATCAATTGTTTTTTCTTCTTTTACTTCTTCAGCCTTTTTTTCTTCATCAGGCATAGTTTCCTCCTATGTTAATATTCATGCAAGATATCCTCTGGATTCTTGATGGTTGCCAAGATCTCATCATCATTGAGCAACCGTACTTCACCGCCCTCTATTTTTATTCGAGACCCTGCATAACGAGCGAACATAACCCAGTCGCCTACTTTACACCAAGGTCCTTGTTTATAACGATCCTTATCCCGATAACAATCAGGACCCATCGCTAATACGTTTCCACATTGAGATGCCACTTGTTGCTTCTCTAATGTTTCTTGTCCCATTAAAATTCCACCTTTAGTTTTTTCTCCCATCTTAAAGGGTAGTACAAGAATTCTCCAACCTGTGGGTTGCGGGAGCTTTGTGGATTCTTTGGTAATTTGTTTTGATTTTTTTATCCCAACCAGATCAGTCTTGGGTAGGGTTATCTTCGGACTTGATTTTAACAACGTTTCCATCTTCGTTTTGCTCCTTGTTTTTTAGCAGGTTAGAGATTTCCTGTAAAATATAATGATACGTTCGTATCTGACCTATCATATATTGATATTTTTCAAAATTGTCAACACCAGCGATCATA